TCAATGGTGGCCAGGGCCGACAGTGAGGACCGACCGGTGTTGGTGTCGTTGCCAGTTTTTGATACAAAAAATGTGTTGGCCACTGGAATATCATTGACCAAAACAATTTCGTCACTGGGGCCAGTGTCAACTTTCATGTAGGCCTTGCCGTCGGCAGTATTTAAAGCCAGCTCTCCAAATTCAACAGCGGTAGTCAAAGGTTTGGCATTGGCCACACTGCTTTGTTTTAGTAGGATCGTATTTGCCATGTTGTGCCTATCTAGTAAGTTCCACCGTTGATGACCGACGCCACATTGAGCACTTGTTGATTGTTTGCATAAAGTTGTCCGCCGTAGAGATTACCGCCAATACCAACTCCGCCGTCGACCACCAGTGCTCCGGTGTATCTGTTGACAGAAGCTGTATTGGCACTTATGTTGGCAGTCTGAGTGCTGATTACTATGAGGTTACCTACTCCACTGACACCAAAGGTAATATTTCCACTGGGAACTGGAATATCCACGTTTGATGTGCCATTTTGTAACTTGCTGGCCGCTCCAATGTTGGCCACTACGTTGCTGAGAAATTGTCCATCACCAAAGTAGTAATCGGCGGTGATATTGCCATTGATTCCTACATTACCGTTGAGCACGATGTTGGCGGCCGTGGCAATGATTTGATCTTCAACATTTATTGTTGATAAAATAAAATCGCCGTTTACATTCTTATAAGTTGCCATTTATAATCCTTGTGCCTTATTTAGCAATAAAAATCACACACAACCGCCGAGCTTGATCCACACCTGCTGACATTTACAAATCCTTTTGATTATTTATGCGGTCTAGGAAGGCCGACAAATCCATGGTAAACAGGTTGGGCAAAGCACTTAATTCGGCTATGTGTGCCGAGGTTTCTCCGCAAACTCGATAAAATTTTGTGTGTGCATGATCACGCATGACCCGGCACATTTGTTTGATCCAATTTCCTGTGTAGGTCGGAGCGGCATTTGTGGCTTTGTAAAACTGTGTGCCGGCATAGATATTGTTGAATCCATGGGTTGCGGTAGGACCTAGATCAAAACCCAACAAGTAGATCCGTCGGTGCTGATCCAATGCGGCCAGGCTCACCGCAATAGGGCCAGAACTATATCCAAAATAATCATGGGGAACTGTTTGAGCGCCCAGATCTGGCAAGGGCCTGCGAGTGTAAAATCTGTTGGTTTTTGCATAGCCACTTTCTTGTATGGCTGTAGCTATGGGGCGGTCTGTGGCCACCAGAACATCTGGAGTAAATTCTCTGTATAGGCCGTTGCATCCGTAAATTTTGCCATGTTGTTGCAACTCAGTCAACGATATTTGTTGTCTGCTGATTCCGTTGCCTAACACAAATGCTATGGTCATAAAAAATCCTCACAGTACTTAGCTGTGAGGATTTTGGGGTTGCTACAAAAATTACGAAGTATAACTTTCCACAATAGCAAGATCCAAGTTGCCGGTGCTGAGCTGGCTGGTACCTGCCCATGTTTCAACATCTGCACCTGATTTGGCTGTGACGCCTTCGTCGCTGAAGAAGTTGTCAGCAAATGCCACGTTGTTGACTGTGGCTGTTGCAGCCCATACATCACCTGTATTTGCTGATCCACCTGTGCCGCCACCAGCAAAGTTCTGCAAGAACTTGTTGGTCAATTTGCTGATTGCTGTTTCGGTTGAGTCGTTGCTAAAATAACTGATGCTCATGTTGCCAGCTGTTGGAGTGAGATCATTTTGTAACACGCATGTGCCAACTTCTTGAGCTGTTCCAGTTGTTCCCGCTGCGGAGGCTGCTGTTGCTGTAAAAATAGTACCAATACCGTAGCCTGTCGGAGCACCCATACTTGCCCAGTTTGTATTACCAACTACAGCAATACGCAATGCTACACCCACTACTGCATTTTCTGGATCAATTGGTGTGGTTGTGGCAACCATGAATTTGCGTGAACCTTTTTGACGAATAATCAATCCCGGTGTCTGACCGCTGAAACTGTTGGTAATATTTACTTCGCACTTGACAATTGGATAATTTGCACTAGCAATTGTTGTAGGTTGTACACCACCAACTACGCCAAGATATTCTGTGCCTGTCCAGATACTACTCGGAGTCACTGGGTTGGTCAAGCTGATAAGAGCATTAAAGCCAATGTCTACACCAGTGCTTCCACCAGTTTCTATTACTTTTTTAATTTTGAGAGGACGTCCCATTTTGTTTTCTCCTTTAAAGAAGCCCAATGTGGGTTCTAGCCACTACGCAGGGGGTTAAAGCCTGCATAAAACGCCTTATTGCGTTGACAAGTATTTATGCCACCGGACAAATTATGCCAGGACTGGTACACGTTCTTAAATATTGCCATGACCGCAGATCAACTAGTAGTCTTGGGCAATACCAGTAGAGAAAATGATGACCCTGAACAGGCTCTGGCCTACTATGCACAGGCTTTTGTGCAGGATCGACTCAACAGCCATGCCTGGAACAACTATGGCAATGTGTTGCGTGAATGCGGAGACCCCGCAGGTGCCGTACCGTTTTTACAACGAAGCATCTCGCTAAATCCTGCCAATGCCACTACAGCACAGTTTAATTTGGCCGTGGCCTACTTGTTGCAAGGCGATTATGCCCTGGGATGGGCACAGTACGAACATCGTTGGAACTTTGAACACCTGGCAGGAACCTTGCCTACATTTTCTCAGCCGCAGTGGACTGGCCAAGATCTCACGGACAAAACTATCTTGGTCCTGGGCGAGCAAGGTCATGGAGACAATATTCAGTTTATAAGATTCATTTGGAACTTGCATAAACTGGGTGCTCGTATTGTTTTGCAGATCAATCGTAATCTGGCACCATTGTTTGGTGACAGTCCTGTACTTGATCAGATTGTGGATGTTGGCCAAACGCCCGAAGCGTTTGATTACTGGATTCCTATCATGAGCTTGCCACGTGTGCTGGGTGTGACCTTGGAAAATCTAACACAGATGCAGAGCTATCTAATTGCTGACGAAAAACTGTATCATGCTTGGCTCAAACACCTGGGTCCCAAACATCGATTACGTGTGGGATTTTGCTGGTCGGGTCGTAGAGACACCTGGATCAATCGCTACAAAGGCATGGACCTGGGTCACATGCTGGCCTTGATCCAACGCAATCCCAACTACGACTGGATCAATTTGCAACTGGATGCCACGGAAGAAGAAACACAACAGTTGATCGCGGCTGGTGTGGTTGAGTACAATTTGCCGGTATCCTCATTTGCTGACACTGCGGCCTTGGTTTCAACCCTGGATGTAGTCATCTCCGTGGACACAGCCATAGCGCACCTGGGTGCGGCCTTGGGCCGTCCTACCTGGATCATGCTGGGGGCACAAGCTGTGGACTGGCGTTGGTTGTTGCAACGTGATTCAAGCCCTTGGTATTTGACAGCACGATTGTTTAGGCAACCCAGCCGCGGCGACTGGACCTCGGTCACCGACAAAATTCATCAATATCTGAGCTGGTTCAAAATCTAAGGCTGATAGTAAATTACTTCGCCGGTGGCTGGATTAAAATACATTTGGTAGAATCCAGATGGCACTGTGTTACTGACCCTGGCATTGCCCAAAAACACATTGGCTCCGTTGCTACTGATTACAAAATTTAAATTTCCGTTTGTGTTACCAATGTAGATTTGGCTGGTGTTGGGATTTATTGTCATTTCTCCAGGACGTGCATTGCCGTTGTAATTGGCCACAGTTTCCTGAGCGTTGTCTTTCATTACGGTACGTGTTATACCAGTAATGTCTGCGTATGGTGGAGGTGGATTTGCCATAGTAATATTTATTTGACCAACAAAAAAGCACCTTGCGGTGCTTTTCTGCTCTTCCCATCCCAAAGGTTGAGAAAATTCTTTGTTTCTCTGATTAGGAGAATGACAAGTTCTGAACTGCGATCTCGCCAACATAGTCAGCTGCGTTACCGAAGCTGGATGCTGTGTTGGTCAACTCAACGAAGCCATAACGTGTCATGAATGATACGACTGGTTCGAA